AGAAGTATTTTGATGGATCCAGTTCTACCGCTGTAGATGTATCTGAGAATCAATTCATACTTCCAAATCATTTCTTTGTTACTGGAGAGCAAATAACTTATAGACACTCTGCTGATAGTTCCCCCATTGGAATTGAAACAACTACAATTCCTGGTGTTGGATCTACGGATAAGTTACCACCCACACTATTCGTGGTAAAGGACGCAGACCTTAAAATAAGAGTATCTGCTTCTGCCAGTGAGGCCTTGCTCTCAAGTCCACAAGTTCTTGATATTAAAAATCTTGGTATAGGAACTGGACACTTCTTCATATCAACCGAGTCGAGAGAGAAATGTCTCTTATCCATTGATAATATGATTCAATCTCCGATTGTTAGAACTGGAATATCATATACAACCACTGCTCAAATTGTCAGAACTGATAATGAAATTGATATTAGTGGCATTACTTCAATTTTTACAGGAGATCTTTTAAACATCAATCAAGAATATGTTATCGTTGAGAGTGTTGGTGTTGGTGGAGACACTAGATTGCTAGTTCAAAGGGGATGGATGGGATCTACTATTGATAGACATCCAGTTAATTCAACAGTAACTAAGTATACTGGCAATTATGAGATTGTAGATAATACACTCAACTTTATTGAGGCACCGAGAGGACCTCTTCCAATTTCAACCACCAGTGGAAGAGCAGATGAAAGAGATTGGGTTGGCATTACCACTTACTCTACTTTTAATGGAAGAGCTTTCTTAAGGAGTGCATCATCTTCAGGTCTCAATACAACTTATCATGATAATTATGTCTTTGATAATATTGAAGAGAAATTTAATGGCATTACCACACAGTTTGCTCTGAAGTATGAAGATGAAGATGTAACTGGAATAAGTGGAAGAAATGCAATCATAACCGTAAATTCTATTGTACAGCAACCAGCTAGGTTTGGAAGTGTCAATATTCTTGGCGACTATAAATTAACAGAAGTTGGATCTGCCACCACTATTAGTTTCCCTGGAATCGGAGTATCACAACCATATGATCCTAATAATTCTGCTATTCCTATTGGAGGTTTAATCGTTTCTGTTGGATCCTCTGAAGGATTTGCATATCAACCATTAGTATCTGCCGGTGGTACTGCTGTAATTTCTGGATTTGGAACTGTATCATCCATCTCCATTGGAAATAGTGGATCTGGATATAGGTCTGGAATTCAAAGTGTAAATGTTTCTGTTGCTAATTCAACGACAGGATTTTACAACAAAGTTGCCATTGGAACTGCAGTAATAACTGATGGATTAGTGACTTCTGTTGCTATTACAACCACAGGACCTGCAGGCACTTCTTATACATCTACGAATGCACCAATAGTATTCTTTGATGAACCACTTTCTTATTCCAATTTAGATCTCGTATACAGTAGCGATTCTCCACAACAAGGTATTGGGTCTGGAGCTAAAGTCAATGTTGTTGTAAGCGGTGGATCTAGTATCTTAAGTTTTGAATTATCCTCTGTTGGATATGGATATCAAAATGGTGATATTCTTACGATAGGAGTGGGTGGAACTGTTGGTGTTCCTACAGATATTAGTAAAACATTCAGAGAGTTCCAAATTACTGTTGATTCTATTAGTGGAGATGAATTCTCTGGATGGACATTTGGGGAATTGGAAGTTCTTGATACTTTAGATTCTCAAATAAATGGCATAAGAGACACATTTAGTTTGAAGAAAAATGATGAAACAATAGCCATACAAAAATCTGTTGGTTCTCCAATTGAACTTGCATCTGTGTTGATTGTATTTGTTAATGACATTATTCAAATACCCGGATCTGGTTATAAGTTTAATGGTGGTACAAGAATTACATTCCCAGAACCATTGAAGAAAGGAGATACAACTAAGATTTTCTTCTATAGAGGAACACCAGGAGTTGATGTTGTTGATGTGGACATCCTTGAAACAGTCAAGGAAGGAGACACTATACAAATACATGATGACACATTACTTTATAGCGAAAATCAAAGAACTGTAACTGAAATTGTTTCCCCATCTGATGTAGAAACAAATAATTATTTTGGTCCAGGAAATGTTACAGATCAAGATCTCCTCCGACCTGTTGATTGGTGTAAGCAAACTGAAGATGTATTCATTAATAATGTTTCTATTCCTAAGAATAGAAGTGTATATGAACCAAAACTATTCCCAACAACCAATCTAATTAAGAACGTTTCTGCATCAGATCAAGAAATGTATGTTGAATCTGTTAGAACTTTCTTTGACAGTGACAATGAAAATAATATAGTTAACAGTGTCAATAAGAATGGCACTATTGAAATACTTTCTCAGGATTCTATTGTTGCTGCATCCGCAACCGCCATAGTTTCAGCTGCAGGAACAGTTTCTTCAATAACAATTGGAGTTGGTGGTTCTGGATATACTTCTGCTCCAGAAGTATTCATCACTGAACCTGTGGGTCTGGGATCAACACAAAGGGCAACAGCAACCAGTTCTATAACCGCTGGTATCGTTACCACAATTACTGTTACCACACCTGGAACTGGATATACATCTACAAATGCACCTTCAGTATTGATTGAATCTCCCGTAACAAAAAGAGAGAAAGTTAATAGTGCAACATATACTGGAGATTTTGGAATTATATGTGGTGTCAGTAGCACTTCAGTTGGAGTTGCATCAACTGGAATCGTTTTTGATCTTCACATTCCGATGAATTCCTTCTTGAGAGACACCTCTATAGTTGGAACTGCTGTTACTCTAAGTGGTATTTCAACTGAATACTACTTCGTCGTCAGTAACTCAAATATTGGTTCTGGAATAACTGGAATAACCACAAGCAGTGGTGTTACTGTTGGAATTGCAACACAATTTATAGATAGTATCTATGAAGTGGCTTCTGTTTCCATAGCGCAAACACATGTTTACATTTCTGACCCTGCAGTTGGAACTGGATTAACATCAATTGCGAGAGTTGTTGTTGGAGTTTCCACTTACAACAACCTTTCCGGATTTGGCACAGGATACTTTGGTGATTATAGTTGGGGTAGAGTTGATATTTCTTCTCGTACAGGAACCAAAGAATTTGAGATATATAATAATGGATTATCAGGAATAACTACCTCTCCAATTGTGAGAAGAGTCAATCCACTTAAGTCCTCCCAGTACCTAACATAAATACAAAAAACGTTACTAAAATGTCAGCGATTATAACGGATCAATTTAGAATACTTGGTGCTAAAAATTTCGTATCTGCTGCTACGTCTGAATCTAATTCATACTATGTGTTTTTAGGATTACCAAATCCAACGGACGTATCAAGCACTTGGAATACTAGTCCTCCAGCACCTAAAGATTCTTTTGATCAGGAGGATGATTATTGGGATACCATGATCGCCATGAAGAAAATTTCTTCTGGTGATGTAAAAAGAATGGTAAGAAAAACTTCTTGGTCTAGTGGTGTCACTTATGACATGTATCGTCATGACATTACTAGAGATAATCTCTCTAAACCATCAAACTCAACAAACATATACTCTGCAAATTACTTTGTAGTTAATAGTGACTTTAAAGTTTATATTTGCTTACAGAATGGAACCGATCCAGAAAATCCAAATGGAAAACCATCTCTGGATGAACCAACATTTACAGATTTAGAGCCAAGATCTGCTGGAGTGAGTGGTGATGGATATGTTTGGAAATATCTCTATACAATTTCTCCATCCGATATCATTAAATTTGATTCTTTGAGTTATATTCCCGTTCCAAATAATTGGGAAAGTACGTCTGATGCTTCAATAAGTGCGGTAAGAGATAATGCATCCGTTAGTGGTCAAATTAAGATTGCAACAATAGTAAATAGAGGAGTTTCTATAGGACCTCCAAACACCACATATACAAGAGTTCCCATTAGAGGAAATGGAAGTGGTGCTGAGGCAACTATTGTTGTCAACAACAGTTCACAAGTAGAATCAATAACAATCTCTAACGGAGGAGCTGGATATACTTTCGGAACTGTTGATTTGGTTGCTGGAGGTGTTCCGATTGGAACTACCACTCCCATTTTCAATGTTATTATACCACCCAGAGGTGGACATGGTGCTGACATTTATAGAGAACTCGGTGCTTTCTATGTTCTTCTTTATTCCAGAATTGAAAACGATACTCAAAATCCAGATTTCATAACGGGTAATGAAATTGCAAGAATTGGTATCATTGAAAATCCACAACAGTTTGGATCTACCAATACTTTAACATTAGATAAGGCAAGTTCTGTTTATGCATTAAGATTATCGGGAGCTGCGACATCAACCACAACATTTACTGCAGATTCTACAATTACACAAACAGTTGGTGTTGGTTCTACTGCCGTTGGTAGAGTTGTTTCTTATGACAGTAATACTGGTGTTTTGAAATATTGGCAAGATAAAACTAATTCAGGATTCACAACTGTAGGAACAGCTATTACTAATCCAGCATATGGATTTGAGCAGTTTGAATTTACATCATCTCCAGGTGTTGGTGGAACATTTGTGATTGAAGGTGGATCTAATAATCTTAATATTGATGCGGGTTTTAGTGGTGTTTCGACAGTAATAAATAATAGGACATATTATCTTGGACAGAGTTTTAATAGTGGTGTTTCTAATCCTGAGTCTAAGAAATATTCTGGAAATATAATATTTGTGGATAATCGTCCAGAAGTGACTCGCTCTGTAAATCAAAAAGAAGATATCAAAGTTATTTTGCAATTCTAATAAGAAATCATGCCACAGGAAACTAATCTCAACATCAATCCATATTTTGATGATTTTGATAAAGAGAAAAACTTTAATAGAGTTTTATTCAAACCATCTTACCCTGTACAGGCAAGAGAGTTAAATTCTCTCCAGTCTATGCTGCAGAACCAAATTGAACAATTTGGTGATCACATGTTTAAAGAGGGGTCAATAGTAATCCCTGGTGGTGTTTCTTATAACAGTCGATATCAGTGTATAGAACTTCAGAATGATTTTTCCGGAGTTGATGTATCTACCTACATCTCTGCTCTTGTCGGAACTACAATTAGAGGAGAAGTTACAGGAATCGAAGCTTTAGTAGATGGATTTCTTACTTCTGATCAATCAGAAAAATCTAATGCAACATTATACGTAGTATATCTCCGTTCTGGAAATGATGAGGAATCTAAGACATTTGCTGATGGTGAAAATTTAATTACTGTCTCTGGAGTTTCTCTTAGTAATGTTTTAATTGGTGCGAATGAGACATTTGCCACTACAATTGCTCAAGATGCAGCTTCAACTGGATCTTCTTTTAATGTAGATGATGGAGTTTACTTCTTAAGAGGTCATTTTGTTGAAATTAGTGCTCAAACTCTTATATTAGATCAATATACAAATGAACCCTCATATAAAGTAGGTTTTAATATTTTAGAAGAAATTATCACTGCAGATGAGGATGAAAGTCTGTATGATAATGCTCAGGGATTTAATAATTTTGGTGCTCCAGGTGCTGATAGATTAAAAATTACAGCAACTTTGTCAAAGCGAGCTATTGATGATACAGATTCTGATAATTTCGTACAAATTACTCAGATTAGAGACGGAGATATTTTAAACACCCCAACTGGGCCAAATTATAATCATATTCAAGATAGTATTGCGGCCGCCAGATTTGATGAATCTGGTGATTATTACATCATGCCATTTGATGTTGATGTAGAAGAGAGTTTAAATGACCTTGAAGGAAATAATGGTTATTTTGAAGCTGGAGAATCAACATATGAGGGAAATGAACCATCAGATGACTTGATGGAATTTGTTGTAAGTCCTGGTAAAGCAGTTGTACGAGGATATCATATCAATACAGAAGATGAAACTGTAATTGATGTTCCAAAACCAAGAACTACACAAGAAGTAGAAGAACAAAGTATTGATTTTATTAATGGTAAGACGGTAAGACTTACGAATGTACAGGGAAATCCCAAAATTGGTCTTGGAAATACTTACGTTGTAAGTTTGATGGATGAAAGATTAAGTGGTGATCCGCTTGAAGTTGCAATAGGAAGAACGGTTGGAAGAGCAAGAATCTATGACTTTGCTCTCGAAGGGGGATCTTATGATTCACTGAATCTTCAATTAAATCAATACGATGCTTCTCTTTTTGATGTTGAATTTAATCAAAGAATCACTTTTGGTACAAAAGTATCTCTGAACACTCCTCTTCATGTTGAGGGGAGAAATAGTGGCGCACAAGGATACTTGGTAGAGAGTACATCGAATAGCAGAATTTTCTATCTTTCTGATGTTAGTGGAAGATTCCTCAGAAATGAAACCGTAGCATTAAATGGAATTACTACTACAGGAACCATAAAACATGCATGGAGATATGGACTAAATGATGTTAAAGCTCTTTATGCTGAAAGAGATGATAATATTGGAATTAGTACTTTTGGAGCAGATGTTAACTTAAGAGGGTTTAGAACACGAAGGGGAACTGGAAATATTGGCATCGCATCCATTAGCCTTAATGCAGGTGCATTCCCTGGAATTTGCACAATTACAGTAGCAGATCCTGATGTCTTTAGATTTGCAAGACCAGCGCATCGTTATCAAGATTTTAAGTCATCAGCAACGGAACCTCCTCTTGTCGATCCCAACGGTAACTTACCAACAAGAGCTAGACTAGTTGGTGGGGACATTATTAGATGGACTGATCCCCTTACAAGCGAACAATGCTTCGGGAGAGTCGTTGCCAGATTTAGTAACGATCTGAATACTTCGACTTTCCGTGTTGTTGGTGTTGCTACTGTTAGTGGTATTACAAGAGCTTTACCTACAGAAACTGAATACGCTGGTATTTCTTCAGGTAGTATTACTGTAACGGATCTTCAAATACTGAAGTCCTCAATGAGAGGGAACAGAAGAAACGCACTCTTTACTCGCCTTCCATTCAATAATATTGCTGAAGTTGATATTAGCCAATCAGATATTATTGTAAGAAGACAATTTTCTGTTGATATAACAAACAATACTGCAACAGTTACTCTTTCTGCAGCAAATGAAACTTTCCTTTCTTTTGATGAGGAAAGATATTCTCTCATTAGGTCTGATGGCGGTATTGAGGTTTTAACCGAAGACAGATTTAATTTATCTACTAATGGTAAAACGATTACTATTAATAACTTGGGAACCAACAATGTTGGTGCTGATCTCATTACAACAATTAGAAAAGTAAATCCAGTAGATAAGAGAAAGGTAAGAAACAGAGCTCAGTCTCTCCTTATAGATAAATCTAAATTACAGGGTTCTGGAATCGGAACCACGACTCTTCAGAACGGACTTACATTTGATGGCTTCCCATATGGTACTAGAGTTGAAGATAGAAACATTTCCTTGAATGTTCCTGATGTATTCCGTGTGTACGGCATCTTTGAGGCGAATAGAGCAAGTGACACTCCATCTGCACCTAGAATGGTTTTAACGTCCATCAGCGGCGTCACAGGGTCTACTGACGATGTTACGTTAGGTGAGTTTGTTGTTGGTAGTGTTAGTCAGGCAAAAGCAAGAGTAGTAAACAAAGAAAACTCCACAACAATTGATATTATCAATGTAAATGATAATGATTTCCAAGCAGGAGAAGTTGTAACTTTTGAAGAATCCCAAGCTACAGCAATAATGGTTTCTGTAACGGATAGATCTAGAGATATTTCTGATTATTATGAACTTGATAATGGTCAGAGATTGTCTTACTATGACTATGCAAGATTAGTAAGAAAAAGAGAAGCTAAAATTCCAACTAAAAAAATAATTGTTTATTTTGAAAGTGGATCTTTTGATGCATCCGATACTGGTGATGTGACCACTCTAAATTCATATGCAGACTTTGATTATGATGAGATTCCTTACTTTAAAAGTAGGATTAGAAATAGCGACATGTTGGATATCAGACCTAGAGTTTCTGAATATACAGTAACTGCAGGTGCAAGAAGTCCATTTGAATTTGATGGAAGAAACTTTAATCAGGCAGGAAACTCAAATGGTGATGTGATTGCTTCAGATGAAGATCTTATTATCAGTTCCATGAGTTATTATCAGGGAAGAATTGATAAAGTTTTTCTGAATAAGAATGGAGAATTTCAGTTGGTTCAAGGAACTCCATCCGATGATCCACAGGCACCAAAGAAGATTGATGATTCTATTGAAATTGCAACTATTGAACTTCCACCATATCTTTATGATGTAGATCACGCATCTGTTACTCTTAATCAATACAAGAGATATAGAATGCAAGACATTGCTCAACTTGAGCAGAGAATTGCTTCTTTAGAAGAAGTAGCTTCTTTAAGTCTCCTTGAATCAGAAACCAATAACTTATTCATTCCAGATGCACAGGGACTCAATAAATTTAAGTCTGGATTCTTTGTTGACAATTTTACAACTCTTCTAACTCAGGATGATGAGTCTGGTCTTAAAAACTCTATTGATGCTGAACAGCAGTTCATGAGACCTGAGCACTATTGTACAGAACTTGATCTTGTTATTGGATGCGATGCAACTCTTGGAATTGGAACATTTCCAAGATCTGGTGGTGATCCAGATCTCGAAGATGGAGAAAGTGGAAATGGTTTAGATCCAACCCAACTTGGAGAAATTAATGGTGCTAATGTAAGACTTACTGGAGACTCTGTAACTCTTGACTATGATGAAATTATTTGGAAGTCTCAAACATTTGCAACTAGATTCATTAGCGTAACTCCATATCTGGTTAGATTCTGGAGAGGACATATCAAACTAAATCCATCTGTTGATGTTTGGACTGATCAGGTTAAACTGAAACCCAAGACTACAAAGGTCATGGGTAACTACAATGAGACTATTAACAAGACTGGTGTCAATCCAAAGACTGGTCTTGGTCCTAAGATGTGGGGATCCTGGAACACAGTGTGGACAGGAAAACCTGAGTGGAAATATGCTCCAAATAAGAACCAGAAACAAACTCCCGAAGGTGCAAAAACTGCAGCTGCATTTAATGAAGCAGCAAAAAATGGAAAACTTACAGGAAAGAAAAAGTGGCTTGGTGGTTCTGGACAATTTAAGAACAAAGGTGTAATTCCAACAACAGGAAAATACGTACAAGCAGTTGAATCGATTCAAAAGAAAACTGGTAAGCAACTTAAAGTTAAGGCTGTATGGGAAACCAAGTCTCTCGGAGAAACAGTTCTTTCTACAGAACTGGCAACATACATGCGTTCAAGAAACGTAGAGGCAAGGGCATATAGATTTAAATCATTCACGAGGATTTATCCATTCCTACAGAGAAAGAAGTTAGGTAAATATATCACTCCTCAACTTCTTGAAATTGAAATGATCAAGGGAACATTCATACCTGGCGAAGTTGTTGTTGGACGTATGCCTGGTGTCAAGTATAAAAATCATCCCAAGAATACTCAACCAAGATTGAGAGCACTAATTTGTGTTCCTAACCGTAGATTTGGAAGAAGGACTGGACTGAAACCAGGACAATCTGCTTTTGTTAAAGATCCAAAATTTGCAGGAGGACAAAGAAGAATCTTTTCGGCAACTCTCAGAAATCCTTATAATCCCGATGAGACACTTCCATCAGCATATTCAACCACCAGTAATATCCTAAACATTGATACTCATACTTTGGCTAGACTGGATGGGAAAAATGCAAAATACTTTGGATTTGCTCGTGGTGGAATGAGAATCAAAGGTCTTAAGAGTGGTGCTGTTTGTAAGGTTAAACCTGTAAGAATTGTCACTGACAACTTTGGATTTGCAAGGTTCTGTTGGTTTATTCCTAATCCAAATGCAAAAGGAACTCCAAGATGGTTAACGAACGGACCCAAGACTTTCCGTCTTACGGATAACAAGAACGACCAGAGAATCAAGGGAACTCTTGATACTGCTGGTCAAACAAAATATGAAGCTAAGGGAACAATCGAGACTGTTCAAGAACAGATTATCTCTGTTAAGAACGCAGTTGTTGAAGAAGTCAAATTAGAACAAACTAAGAAGAAACTTGACTTCACTGGACTATTCATTGACCCAATTGCACAATCTTTTGCATGTGATGATGTTGATGGTGTCTATGTAACTTCTGTCGAAGTCTTCTTCCAAGCAAAAGACAACAATGGAGTTCCAGTTACATGTCAACTGAGAACAATGCAAACTGGTCTTCCAACTACCACTGTTCTTCCATTTAGTAATGTTGATAAAAACCCAGATGAGATTGAACTTAGTAATGATGCTACAGTTCCTACAAGATTTGTCTTTGATTCTCCTGTATATCTGGAAGGTAGAACTGAATATTGTGTTGTATTCTTGTCTAACTCAACCGAATATAAAGTTGCAATTTCTAGAATGGGTGAAGTTGACCTTAGATTCAGAGATGAGGCTTCTGGAGAACGAATTAGAGTTAACACTCAACCGACTCTTGGATCTCTCTTCAAATCACAAAACGCATCTACTTGGACTCCAAGTCAGTACGAAGACTTAACATTCCAACTCTATAGAGCAGAGTTTGTTGAGTCTGGAGAGATCAACTTCTTTAATACTGAACTTGATAATGGCAATGACCATATTCCCATTCTTGACCCAGATCCACTTGAATTTACATCTAAAACAATTAGAGTTGGTCTGAGTGCAACTGTTGCTCAGATGGATGCAAATTCAAATCCAGGTCTTACTATTGGAACTAGAATATTCCAAAATGGTTCAGACGGACAAGGAAAACTCCAAACTCTTGCTGGAATTGCAACTGGAGATACAACTGATGTACAGTCTAATAATGTTGAAGGAAACCTGAGTGGAAAGGGCGGGACTGAAGATAGCACTGATGAACAAACCGGATTAGCGGGTCTTCTTTTAGATAACTCAGGAGTTGGATTCCCACCATTGGATGGACATCAACTCTATACAGATGTCTCTATGACCAGTCTCACAGGACATGGAAGAGATTTAACATGTGATCTTTCTGTCACTGATGGCGTTGTGGCTATTGCAACTGTCAACAAAGGTGGTAGTGGTTATCAGGTCGGTGATGTTCTTACTGCTGGTGTTGGTAACAGTTCTCTTGGTAGAAATCTCAGAGTTGTTGTTGGACTTCTCACTGCATATAATGAGTTTACAATTAGTTCTGTTCAAGGAAACTTTATTGTCGGATCAGCGGCGACACTAAGATATAACAATTCAACAACAGGTGTTGGAACAGATTTGAATTTCGGTGCTTACACACCAGATGTAGGAACTCCAGTCAGAATTGAGAACCTTGAGGTTACTGAAAAAGGACTGTACATGAGAGTTAATCATGTCAATCATGGAATGTATGGTCTTGGAAATCTTGTCAATTTGTTTGATATTACTAGTGATGTTCCAACAACTGAACTTAATGCTGCTTACGATCAGGATTCAACCGCAGCTATTAGTTTGGTAGATGCATCTGATTTTGTACAGTTTGAGGGTATTGCTGTTAGTGGTTCAAACCCAGGATATATTAAGATTGTCGATGAAATTCTTAGTTACACTGGTGTTACTGGAAATACTCTCACCGGAATCACCAGAAATGTTGATTCTGGAGATGATGATTTAACAGAACCATATGATATTGGAGAAGAAGTTGAAAAGTATGAGATCAATGGAGTTTCTATAAGAAGACTTCAGGGAGTTAATCACTCAATATCTTTTGTTACTGCACAAGATGTTGATGATCCCCTTTCTATGGATCATTATACACTTAGTATTCCAATGGATACTGCAGGTGGCAGAGCAGTTGACAGAAGTGCAAATCAAACAGCACTTCCACAATTGTTTGTCAGAGACACAGGTCCATTTGGAGGAAATCTTGTTAGGGCAACCGAGAACATTCAGTTTGAAGCAATTACACCAAATGTTGCTGTTTCTAATCCCAATGGAACATCTATTTCTGCAAGACTTAGAACTGTTCGTGGAACAAGTCCAGGTGGAAGAGAAACTCCATTCAGTAGAAGAGAAAATGATGTCACTTTGAATCAAACAAATTACTTGGATAGTCCAAGAGTTATTGGTT